TACTTTATATGGTTATGTTCTTGCTAGTGATGTGATACCCAAAGAGCTTAAAAACGCTCAAATGGAAGCGGCAATTTACGCGACAAGTGGAAGCTTATTGGCTAACACGCTTAATAATAATATTAAGTCCGAGCAAGTGGCAAGCTTGAAAACTGAATATTTCGAAGGCAGTAATACCGAAACATTAGTTTTAAAGCGCGTCAATGCTCAATTAAGACCATTACTGCAAGATGCTAATACTTTGGTTCGCACTTAATGGGCGTTGATTATACCGCTAAAGCGGCAAGCGCCAAAAGCATATTAAATAAATTTGGCGCTTTTGGTCACGTTAAAATAAAACGTGATGATGGTGTTTTAGATCCAGTTTTAGGAACTAACACGGGCGCCATAACCGAGTTTAGCTTATATGCTGTGGATTTAGATGTTAATAAAAATTTAATGGTAGACAGTCGTATTGCGGCAACAGATAGACAGGTTATTATGGCAAGTGATACAAAACCATTGATGAGCGATACTATCAGCATAGGAACAGCAGAGCATAAGATTATAACGATAGATACATTATCCCCATCGGGTGTAGATGTTATTTACACGGTTATTTGTCGTGCCTAAAATTATCTCACCTGAGCGATTAGGCGGAGTATTAAAAAAGATACTCGATGAGCATTCAACACTTAGCCAAGTCAAAACAGACAGAGCAATTAAAAAGACTATAATCAAAGTCTGGGGTAGTATTATTAAACTTACCCCTGTTGGTAATGCAGACGCATGGCAAACAAAGAATAAGCCGAAAGGTTATGTTGGTGGACGCGCTCGCGGCAATTGGTTTGTTGGTACTACGTTAACAGATAAAACGGGCGGCGTAAAAGCTAACAAAGGCGTAAGTTATGTTGCTAAGAACATACCAAGAAACATTATAGGCACAAAGTTATATTTATATAACAACTTACCTTATATAAACCGTTTAGAATACGGGGCGCATTCAAAACAGGCTCCACGTGGAATGGTTAGGGTTTCCCTGTTAAAATGGGGTAAAGAATTACAGAAACAATTTAAGGCGGAGCATAAATGAGTTATTACGATATTCACAAAGCATTAACTCAGTCTATTATTGATTTAAATGTAGGTTTGCCAATAGCGCATGAAAATGTAGATTTTAATTCAAGTAGCGCTAGCGCGTTTATAAGCGTAAATACTTTGATGGGCGACCAAGATCCCGCAACAAAAAGCGACCTTGACACTGTTACCGGTATTTATCAAATTAGTATTTATACCAAATCAGGTACAAGCGTTAAAACGATGCTTAATGCAACTGATTCAATAATGGGTTATTATATACACAACTTAAAATTAACAAGCAATAACCAAGAAATAGTTATTATCTCCACAAGTTCAACTAGTGGGCGCAATGATGATGATTGGTTTATTAACGATATTTCTGTCACGTTTAAAAGTGACATCCAACGAGGGTAAACAAAATGGCTTTAACAGGAACAATTAACGGTACTGACGTACAACTAGCAGTAGAATCAACGCCGGGTGGTGGTACTTTTAATGCTGTGGGTGGTTTAGTTACCAACTCCTTCACATTAAATAACGGCGCGATTGACGTTACAAACAAATCAAGCGCTTCATTTCGTGAAGTAATGGCTGGCGAAGGTCTACAAACCTTAGACATGTCAGCAGAGGTTATTTTCTCGACTGATGTCAATTTTGCTATAGTGAAACAGTCAGCACTTGATAAAACTATCTTATCTTATCAAGTAGCCCGTGGCGCAGAAGTGTTGGCGGTTGATTTATACATTACTTCATTCGTTGAAACTTCACCTGATAACGACAAGCATAGCGCAAGTTATAGTTTTATCTCTGACGGTGCTATTACAGGAATTTAACCATGGCATTATCTGGCATCTTAAGTGGGTCGGATGTTTTTCTACGTGTGAGAACTGCCGGTCGATGGTTAATTATCGGCGGGCAGTTATCGCATAGTCAAACGAAAAGTAATGCGGCAATAGATATTACCTGTAAACAAAGTGGCGGCTTTCGCGAAGTGATGGTAAACGAAGGCTTACAAACTATGGAAGTATCAAGTGAGTTGATATTTTCCACTGATGCAGCCTTTGACTATATCAAAACAGCAACGACAGATAAAACTATAGAATTGTTTCAGGTTGTCCGTGGTACTCTTAGCGGTGCAGGTGACAATGTTGACGAGTTCAACGCGATGATAACTTCATTCGTTGAAACGTCACCTGACAACGACAAACAAACAGCAGCCGTTACTTTTATGAGTTCTGGCGCATGGTTTGAAAGTTTAAGCTTTTCACAATTTTTAACCGTTGGCGGCGACACTTTCAAAACGTCAATGGGCGACCTGTTTTTAGTAAGGAATTAACATGGCAGATTATACGAGTTCAAAAACAGGCGCACAGATTGATACCATCTTAGACGGTACTTTTAGCGACGATGTGACAATTAACGCACTTACTGTGGGTAGAGGTGGGAGTGCTATTTCAACTAACACAGCAAGCGGTTATCAAGCTTTACAAAACAACACTACTGGTAACTACAACACAGCGAGTGGTTATTATGCTTTATCCTCCAACACTACGGGTGGTGCTAACACAGCGAGTGGTAATTATACTTTAATGAACAACACTACTGGTACTAGTAACACAGCAAGTGGTAGGGAAGCTTTAAGGAACAACACTACTGGTGACGGTAACACAGCAAGTGGTAAGGGCGCTTTATTCTCCAACACTACGGGCGCTAATAACACAGCGAGTGGTTATTATGCTTTATCCTCTAACACTACTGGTATTAACAACACAGCAAGTGGTTATCAAGCTTTACAAAACAACACTACTGGTAACTTCAACACAGCGAGTGGTAGGGAAGCTTTAAAGAACAACACTACTGGTGCTAGTAACACAGCGAGTGGTTATCAAGCTTTAAGGTACAACACTACTGGTGTTAACAACACAGCAAGTGGTCTTCAAGCTTTATACTCCAACACTACTGGTAGTGACAACACAGCAAATGGTAAGGAAGCTTTAAGGTACAACACTACTGGTAATAATAACACAGCAAGTGGTTATCATGCTTTAAGGGGCAACACTACAGGTGTTAACAACACAGCGAGTGGTAATCAAGCTTTAAGGAACAACACTACTGGTAACTACAACACGGCGAGTGGTAAGGAAGCTTTAAGGTACAACACTACTGGTAGCTACAACACAGCAAGCGGTTATCGAGCTTTATACTACAACACTACGGGTGCTGGTAACACAGCAAGTGGTAAGGACGCTTTATTCTACAACACTACTGGTACCTATAACACAGCAAGTGGTTATGATGCTTTAAGGTACAACACTACTGGCACTAACAACACAGCAAATGGTTATCAAGCTTTACAAAAAAACACTACAGGTGTTAGTAACACAGCAAGTGGTTATCAAGCTTTACTTAACAACACTACAGGAGCGCATAACACAGCGAGTGGTTATTATGCTTTACAAAGCAACACTACTGGTAACTTCAACACAGCGAGTGGTAGGGAAGCTTTAAAGAACAACACTACAGGATCGCATAACACAGCAAGTGGTATGGAAGCTTTACAAAACAACACTACTGGTAACTACAACACAGCAAGTGGTAAGGAAACTTTAAGGTACAACACTACAGGAACGCATAACACAGCAAGTGGTTATCAAGCTTTAAGGAGCAACACTACTGGTAGCTACAACACAGCAAGTGGTAGGGAAGCTTTAAGGAACAACACTACTGGTGGTAGTAATACAGCAAGTGGTTATAAAGCTTTAAGGAACAACACTACTGGTAACTACAACACAGCAAGTGGTTATTATGCTTTAAGTAACAACACTACTGGAGCGAATAACACAGCGAATGGTCTTCAAGCTTTACAAAACAACACTACTGGTGATAGTAACACAGCGAGTGGTAGGGAAGCTTTATACTCCAACACTACTGGTGATAGTAACACAGCGAGTGGTAGGGAAGCTTTATACTTCAACACTACAGGTTCTAGTAACGTAGCAAGTGGTTACCAAGCTTTATTCTCCAACACTACTGGCGCTAACAACACAGCAAGTGGTTATCAAGCTTTACAAAACAACATTACAGGAGCGCATAACACAGCGAGCGGTTTTCAAGCTTTACAACACAACACTACTGGTGGTAGTAACACAGCGAGTGGGAGGGGAGCTTTACTTAACAACACTACTGGGGGTAGTAACACAGCGAGTGGGAGGGACTCTTTAAGGAACAACACTACGGGTGGTGGTAACACAGCAAGTGGTTATCAAGCTTTGCTTAACAACACTACTGGTGTTAACAACACAGCGAGTGGTAAGGACGCTTTATACTCCAACACTACTGGTCACTACAACACAGCGAGCGGTAGGGAAGCTTTATTCTCCAACACTACAGGTGGTAACAACACAGCGAGCGGTTTTCAAGCTTTACAAAACAACACTACTGGTAACTACAACATAGGTTTAGGACGAGACGCGAACTCATCAACAGCAACAG